CTCTAACATAATTACCGGGTTTAGTACAACAGGCTTCGTAAAAAACAGACCGATTTCGTTCTCAGGAACATCGTTTGGTAATTTAATTGCTGCTGATCCTTACTATGTACGAGAAGTCATCAGCCCTACGCAATTTACCATAAGCACAACGGTGGATGGTCCTGAATATTCTTTGATCAATGCTACTGGGTTCATGACCGCAAACTTATCAAGTGTTACTGCTGGTAGACCTTGTAAACAATCATACAGTTTTACTGTGGAACTCGAAACATTCTACGGAACAGACACTGCGTCATATTCAATCATAATATACAACTGGATTCTCCCGATTAGTCAAGGGGGATTCGGATTTTCAGCAAACACAAAAGTTCCTACGATACTGAACATCTATCCATTATCATTTGACGTTACGCAACCACCAGAGTATTACGCATATTATATTAAAGACCCCGTAGCATTCCCAGCACCAAACTACATCGGTGCATTTGAGAGCAACAACTTCTTTAGTTTTAAAGTCCTAGGCTATGACTTCGATGGTAATCAACTTCAATATAATTATTCTGGACTTCCTCTTGGCCTAATAGGCGATGCAAGCACTGGCTGGGTCACAGGCACTCCAATTATCACAAGTAATTCGATTGCCACATTCAACTTTGCAGTGACTGTAAGTAAGGTCATAAATCCAAGTATCAAGACAGTGGAATATTTCTCGTTCACGGTATATAATAACATCAGCGGTACCATTGATTGGATAACTCTCGCTGACTTGGGCACCATAAACAACGGCACTGTTTGTACAGCATCAGTAGTTGCTGAGACGCCAGAAGGGCTGACATTGACGTATGTGACTTCAGATATGTTGCCTCCTAATGTTACTCTTTCCGCAAACGGTGATCTCGACGGCATAGTAGCTTATCAACCTACCTCGTCAGAGTTGCAATTAAATGAAGCAGTCACGTACACGTTCACAGTTATTGCATATTCTGAAAGTTTTCCGACAGTCAGTACATCACGAACGTTTACACTGACCGTAAACACTGAGTTTGTTCAGCCAACTGATACTCTATACATGCAATGCACACCAAGCATTGCTGATAGATATCTATTACGTTCATTGCTCGATGAACCAGCAACTGTGTCAGATCCATTAATTCCCACTAGCTATCTGTATCGACCAACTGATCCAAATTTCGGTAAAGCAAGCTCAGTCATATATGCTCATGCATACGGCATAGATTCGTCAAATTTAGACGAATATGTTGCAGCAGTCACAAAAAATCACTACTGGCGAGATATCACGTTGGGTGAAATAGAAACTGCTCAAGCTAGAAACGAGCAGGGCGAGATAATTTACGAGGTTGTATACAGCAGAGTTATCGACAATTTAGTAAATCCAGATGGGATATCTATCAGTGAAGAAATTCTGTGGCCGCGCCCGATAGATTTACATTTGGGGCCTTGGTATACCAGCGTCACTGACCTATATACCAGCTATGGACCAATAGACAGTGTTCCTACGTACTACACCAGTCTTACTTCTGGATCTGCCAGAGTGTTATATCCAAATAGTCTGCCTAACATGAGAGATCGCGTAGGACAAGTCTTGGGTCAAGAATTCAATGCAAAAGTTTTACCACCGTGGATGACCTCTCAGCAAGAGAACGGAAGCACTACTGGATTTGTGCCTGCGTGGGTAATTTGTTACACGAAACCGGGCTACGCCTCAATTATAGCAAATAATATAAAGACCAAATGGAAAAATGAAATTGGTCAGCCTATTACCTTGAATCTAATTGATTTTCAAATTGATCGATTCTATGTGGATAAGAGCATAAGTTATGATTATGTCAATCAACTGCCAGACTATACAGTACTGAGTACTGGTATAGGAATAGACACCACGACTATAGTGGTGGCAAACACCTATTTGTTTGGCAATACTGGATATATCAAGATCGATAATGAAATCATTCAATACAATGTTCTAGATCGAGTTACTAATACCTTAAGTGGTCTTACCAGAGGCATCAATGGTACTATACCAAGCATACACCAAGCTGGATCAGTAGTTAAACTTGATCTGTCTTATTGGGGAGATTTGCCAAGCGCAACTCCTCCGCCCGCTCCTATCGACAGTCAAAATTTCTATGTTCTGTTCCCTCGAAAAACAATTTTACCTGATCAAACCCAGTACTAAATACATTTACTATGAGTACAATCAATACCAATGGCTTAGATGTTAACTATCCGGTTCCTGGCGTAAACAACAGTTCGCAGGGATTTCGCAACAATTTCCAAAATATCAAGCAAAATCTTGATGCTGCAGGGAATGAAATTACAGATCTTCAGGGCAAAGTCGTTCTCAAGGCTGCCTTGGCCAATACTGTACTCAACAATGATATGGCTAACGCATTAATCAGTAATGCGGCAATCAAAGGGTTCAGATCACCCACTTATAATTTAGGTGGTGCATTGAGTGGTACCATAGTGATTGACGTTTCTCTCGCAGATGTGCAATATGGTAACATAGCGGGAAACGTTCAACTTCAGTTTGGCGGATGGGCTAATTCTACAACACAAAGTTCAGTCACTCTACAACTGGGTATTAGTAATGCACAAGCAGTTATTTCTTTCCCATCAAACGTTGTATCAGTTAACAATAACTTTGGAACAACTCTGATTGAAAACTTTCAAGTTACTGCCAACGTAGCTACTATCACAGCGCCCGCGAATTGCACACAGTTAAATTACAAGTTAACTACGGTGGATTGTGGCAACACTATTTACATAGAGCCGCTGAATCGACCATACCAGTCCACTCAAGTACAAACTCGTACACCTACACAAATCGGTAGTCAAGGAGATGCTCCAGGTGCGGTAGCGGTGGATTCATCGTATTTGTACGTATGCACCGCATATTACAATGGATCATCAAATATTTGGACGAGATCAAATTTATCCTGGTGATTAAATGGAACACCCATTTATAAATGATTTGTCCGACAAAAACATGGATGAAATCCAGAACAAAATCAGTGAGCTTAACACAAAGCTTGGTTTCGCATACAGAACTGAAAATCGAGCATTAATACATCAAATTACGATGGCATTAGAAAGTTATCGTTCTGCCTATAATAAACAGATGGACGAAATGATGAAAAAACAACAACTAAAAAGTACTATCAATGTCCAGAAAAAATGAAGGTTTAAGTACACGCATAGTAAAAGACTACACGATAGATGCAGCGGTGCATTTTGAAGATAAGTTCATGATCAGTCCATTCGAAATGCAAATATACATGGACGTGGAAACTGATTCAGTGCGCGAGCAAAATGTAGCTATAGAAAGAATGAATTATTTTCTAAACTATCATATTGATAGTGCGATTTTTGTAGATAGTCAACTTGCAGAAACCATTGCAAAATATGAGGCTGCTGGAATTACAGTCTTAGAGCTTCCAGAAGAACCATATGATCAAATTGTGGGTATAATTCTAATGCTAAAATGCAATGCAATTATGGAAGAAAGACTTATTATAACTGACTGTGTTTTCGGTTCAAAATTGAGCAGTGGTATAAAATTTGATCTAACATTGGAACAAGTTCAAGAAAACTTTACAGGTAAATACTGGTGGAACAATCATACTGTTAGCACAGCCATGACAACAACTAGCAAGAAAAAAGACAAAATTGTAAAACTTTTTGACGCGGACAAATGGACAGAACTTAATCTTACCTGGCGCGAAAAGGGTGCCCAAAAAACTTGATATTCTCTATATTTTTGCCTAATATATAAGGATGAGAACAGATAAATTTGGGCAAATCATTTTCGATGAAAAAGACATAATCGAACTTTACTATCAAAACCCAGATAGAAAGCTTAAGAATACGCTAGTCGATCAAGTAATTCATTTTCATTCTGATCTTCAGATTAGCTCGAAACCCAGCCTAAAAATCTACAGAGAATCTCAAACATCAGTCAGAGAATTTGATCTACTGAATCAGTCGGTCTGGCTAATGCCAGATTCTTATAAGAAGATGGACATAGCCAAACATGTTCTTGACAAATGTCAAAATGACGCCGAGCTTCAGAGAGTAGGTGAAGAACTATTACTCTATCAAGAAAGAAATCTGTTCGATCTTCTCAGATATCTTAAATACTTAGTTGATACGATGCGTAAAAACAACATCGTATGGGGAGTTGGTAGAGGCAGTTCGGTAGCAAGTTTCGTACTGTTTCTACTGGAAGTACATCGAATAAACAGTCTTTACTACGACTTGTCGATCACAGAATTTATAAAATGAGGGAAAAAAATGGGAAAATATAGAACAGCACAGGGTAAAGTTATAGACATGAATGCTTTATCAGCCAAGAACGAGCGAACTAGGGCCGTCGGAAATATGAAGGTTAACGCCAGGGGCGACACTATTGACGGGAGCGGCAGAGTTACTCAACCTGTTACACAGAAAGTAACGGATGCCTACAGTAAGACAGTGGGCAACAAGTCCGCCAGAGTGTCTCGCAAACCAGAACGATCAGCCAAACAGCCTGAAAACAGAATTCAAGAACCTGAAGTTTCCGAAAAGGAACTTGAAGAACTGAATGCGTTTGATACCGATGCCGACGAAATTGAGCAAATCAAAGCAGTCGAGAAAGAAACGCGAGTTTCACAGGCTAAATCCAAAGAACCTAAGCGGAAGTAATTATGTCAAGTTATATACCTATCAAAATCAACAGTTTAAAACCTATACACGACACTGTAATCGTGACCGATATGAGTTTTGAAGAACGAATCAGTCATGGCGGCATCGTCATACCCACTGACGATCTTAAAAATTCAGGCATTCGCCCACGCTGGGCTAAAGTCTATGCTATTGGGCCAGAGCAAAAGAATATCAACGTCGGCAACTGGATACTCATAGCACATGGACGATGGACACGTGGTGTTAAAATTGAAGACGAAACGGGTATCAGAGTTATTCGCAAAGTCGATAACAATGATATACTTGCTATCTCCGATGAACCCGTAAATGATCATACTATGAGTAATAAAGTGGTATGATCTCAAGAAGGCGTGATCAAATCATCACTCTTGAACAGCTATAAAGAGGTTAGGTTGCTATGAAGTCAAAGCTATGGGTAGAAGCGTATAGACCCAACAAGGTAGATGACTATGTGTTTGCTGATGAAACTCAAAAAATGCAAGTCTTCAGTTGGATTCAATCCGAAAGTATACCTCATTTGTTATTGAGCGGCGATCCTGGTACTGGCAAGACTACTTTGGCCAAGATTCTAATTAATGAACTTGGTATTGAGCCTTTTGATGTTCTAGAAATCAACGCAAGTAGAGAGAATGGTATTGATTTCCTTCGTGAAAAGATCAATGGATTTGTTCAAACTATTCCGTTTGGTAAGTTCAAAATTGTGTTGCTTGACGAGGCCGATTATCTAACTCAGCCATCTCAAGCAGCACTTCGTAATGACATGGAAGCTTATCATATGACTGTTAGATACATTCTAACATGTAATTATCAGCATAAGATCATTCCTGCACTAAAATCAAGGTGTCATGAATTTCACATTGCGAAACCTGACCAGACTGAATTTACAGCAAGAGCAGCAACTGTACTGGTCAATGAGAATGTCGAGTTTGATCTTGATGTGTTGGATACTTACGTAAGATCTACT